GATTGCCCGTTGTTGCTGTAACAACTGAATACGCAAATTTATTTCCTCCTGCGAACCCTCACGGGCGGCGTCTAATTGTAATTGCGTCCGGTCGGCGGCGGCTTGCATTTGGTCTATTGTAATTTGGTCGTTCAATTCGCCCAAACTCTTTGCGTATTGTTGTTGCAAAAGTAATTGTTGGTTAAGCAATTCGGCAACTTGCGTTTCAGTTAATCCCCGCTCGGTTTCTAACCGGGTGTTAATGTCCTGTATTTGCCTTTCATACTCAACCCGCAATTGTTCCCGTTGCTTTTCCGCCCCCTCTGCCATCAATGCAATTTGGGCGTCCTGCGTTGCCCGTTGTGCGGACAATTCCGCCGCCCGTTGTTGGTTGGCAATATCTACCATATCAACCGCCAATTGTTCCCGTAATAAAACAATTTGGTCGTTTAACGCTTTGCGTGCCTTAACCGTTAAATTGGTTTCCGTCCTCAACTGCAATTGTATGTCGGCAATCGCACGGGCGTTGGCGGCTTGGCGTTGCGCCCGTTGTTGGTCGAATGAATTTTTAATTAAGGCAATCCGGGCGTCCTCGGCTTTGCGCAATATATCCGTTTCCGCTTTGGCGGCGTTCCGGTTTTCGTTTGCTCTTTGGGCGGCTTGTATTTTCCTTTCGGCGTCCAAATCCGCCCCCTCGGTTTTTAGATTAACGGCAATGTCAACCGCCCGCCCGGTATTATCTATTTGACCCTGTACGGCTTCAATTGCTTCATCAACCTTGACTTTATCAATTTTACCGTCTAAATCAACATCAATATAAACTTTCTTATCCCCACGGGCTTTGGCGTTATTCAACTGCAATAACATATCGTTTAATTGCTTCAACTTTGCCCGGTTTGCCTCCAAATCGTTTAATTCTTGACCGTAAAAACCAACGCTTTTATTATGCGCCTTTGTGCGCTCGGCTAATATTTCGTCCTCAATCTTTCGGGTTTCAGACAATGAAGCGTTACGGGCTTTAGCCATGTTTAATTCCCGGTTCAATTGGGCGACACGTTCGTTGCTAACCCGGTTCATTTCGGTTGCCTCGGTTTCCAAATAATCCAACCACGCCTTTTGCGCCTCGTTAAGTTTTTGTTGGTTCTTTGCCGATTTATCGGTATTAGATGCAAACAGAACTAAAGCCCCCACAACCGTAACCAATGCCAACGCCAAAAGAACATACGGATTTGCGGCGGCAATCAGATTGAAAGCCTTTTGCGCAATTGTAGCCGCCAATGTTGCCTTTGTTCCCTGCATGGTAACAAGGCGGTTATAAACTTGCGCTTTGCTCAATGCCGCCATTTGTAGCCGGGAAATACCCAACATAATTGCGGATTGTTTTTGTACTGCGTTTTGTATGGCTTGCACCCCGGTTGTAATGGCTATTGCTGCCTGTAACTTCTTTTGCGCTTCTTGTACGTCCTCACTTTCCGCCCCGAACAATTCCATTGCCCCGGTAAATGCGGCGAACCCACCGGATGCACCAGCTGCCAAACCTAATACGGCATCCAAATTGGACGTATCGGACGCCATGCGGGTAATTTCATCGGTCGCATCCTTAACCGCATCTCGTAACATTGCGGTTTCTTTGCTCAATTGCTGATATTCGGCGGTTCCTTGTTTGCCCTCCAATCGTAACAATGCTAATTGCTTCGTTTGGTTCTCTATTTGGGTCGTCAACCCTTTTGCGGCGTCGGAATAGTTACCCACGTTTAACGACGTTTTCCCGGTCGCTTCCTGCAACCGTTTCATTTCCTCGTAAATCGCTTTTGTTTCGGCAACCAATTTGCGCCCCTCTTCGGTCGCCTCCCTTTCCTCAACCGTCATGTTATTGAGGTATATTTTATTAATTGAGTATTGAGCGGATAAACGATTATATGAACCCTCGGCGGACTGATTTAACCGGGTCGTTAATTTGTTCAACTCGTTTGTCTCCTTTTGGGCTTGCTTCAATTCCGCCAATCGCTTTGCGTTCTCGCTTTCCGCAAATGCCAAATCCCGTGCCGCCCGTGTCAATTTGTCGGTATCGTTCGACGCCCCCCGGATTGTCTTACGTCCGTTTTCGGTCGCCCCGCTTACGCCCTCCAATGCAGCCTTAACCGTTATTGCTTCCGACTTGACATTTTGCAACGTATTCATATATGCGTCGCTTAATTGGTCTAATTGCGCAATCAACTTTGTAATACTATCGTCGGGCTTTACAAGGTCGCTATATTTTATTGGGTTGTTATTATCTGCCATACTTAACGTTATTTGCGGGCAATTTGCCCCATATTAAATTATCTTTTCTTTTCCATGTAGTTAATCAACCAAAGAAAAACAACGCCGCAAATCGCCTTATTTGACGCCGTTTTTATTTTTGGTTGGTTTCAACAACTCCTTTATCCGCTCAAATGCGTTGTAATACTCTAAAACGGTGTATTTCTTTGGCTCCGGCACGTGCAAATGTTGGGATATGGTTAAACACATATTTTCAAACTGTTTATCGTACTGAATTTCCATGTTATCGGAACCACTAAAAACAACCGGGCGATTGTACAACAACAACATCGTCGTTATTTTATCAATTTCCGCCCGTTTGTCCTCTGTATCGCCGTTTATAATCGCATCCAACATTAGCATTGTGCGGTTGCGCAATTCGTCGTAATACTCTTTAACCGTCGCATCGTCGAACAACCGGGGGAAATACATTTGCAATTCTTCATCTATTTTTTTTTTGACCGCTTCCATTTGGGCGGTCAACTCTTTAACGGGAACATCGCCGAACATATCGACGACCTTTTGCAATCCATCGTCGGATAAATCGTTGTACGGTTCCCCGTCGATTGATTTAACCAAGACGGCAAACGCCAAATGCTTTGGGCTTATTCCGGTTTGAATGAAATACACGTTTTGCCGCATATTATCCAATTCGATTGCCGCCAATTCGGGGGTTTTACTCCGGGCGTATCTTATCGCCTTTTCAATATGCGTGTCGAAATCCTGCAAATCGGAACCAATCCCGGCATCAACTAACAACATTTTGTTGTACTTATGAAATCGCAACATCGGCAATTCGTCGATAGCGTCGTATATCTCAACGGTGCGTTCTCCTATCTTAACGGTTTTCATAGCAAAAAACGGGTTATCATTGTGGAACAAAAGGGAACCAACAACAACGTTGGGTTCCCGGTTATAAACGCCAAAAGGATTGCCAAAGCAACCCCCGCCCAAAAGGACAAACAGAAATCGCAATTAAACATCTTTGCGAAAAACTCGTTGCCGTGGACTTGTACCCATTCGATAACCTGCCATTTGCGTAACAAGGTCAAACCGAATGCAGCAACCAAAGCAACCACGACCGTATAAAATAAAAATGCTTGCATACACTTTGTTTTAATCAGTTAAACACGTTTCATCAATTCCCAATTCCCCGGCAAACCGGAACCCGGCGAACGGGTGCATTAAAAATTGATTGTCTATTTCGTCCAAAGTGAACCCGGCAAATATGTTTTCCGCCTTTGTGTACACTCTGTTTATTGTCATGGAACCGGAACGCAACCAAATACCGCCGTTCAATACCCGCATGATTTGTTGTTTGACCGCCTCCGTATTCCGGTTGTTGGGGTCGTTGGTTATCGTGCGCATATCAAACCAAAAGATAACCGAAAACGGCGTTGTATATTTGTTTTGTTCGCCGGGGAACCAATCAATTTGTTGCGGGTCGTCCAACACGAAAAATGAAAAATTCCCTATATTACTATCCGGGGCAATCAACATATATTCATTGCCGCCGACGTAAATATTAGGCGTGTAATATCGTTTCCCTTGTATGGACTTAACCAACCGTTCAGAACGTCCAAAGGAATAGTTAAGCCACGGCAACCCGTCCGCCAATCCCTTTTGAATATTTGCAATAACCCGGTCGAATAACTCCGGGTTCTTTATGATAGGCACTTTATCCATTTCCGTATATTGTTTTTTTTGCTTTGGTTAGCAAAT